TGCGTAGTAGAGACCTTCTCCCGTTGCAGACTAACCACCTGTATCGTCAACAAGCGAAGTGGAAATCCCACCTGATACGCAGCCCTCGTATCAGTCCAACAACGAACGGGCTACCCAACAGCGATAAAACGTACAAACTACAACTCTACAACAAATATCTAAAGTTATATTTTCCACATATTTCATACGCTCAAAACAACAATCCTTACTAATAAAATGGCAGACGCTACTACACCGTCCGTCTCCCCTCTAACCGAACCTCAAGCGGAAAACCCTACCACAAGTTCCCGAGAAGATGGGTTTGCTAGTGTAAGAAATCTTCAATCCTGGATCAAAACACCTTTATCCATCGTAGGATCCAACAACGCTCCCTTGAGCGCTTATCCCACAGGCTTCGACACAGCATCGATAGACGGTCAAAAGAAGCAACAATATTCCACCTTTTCCGTCCTAGGCGCATCCTACCTGTCATACCTTTGTCTAAGGTATTCAGTGATTTCTTCCTTGCAACAAAACACACAGACGCAAACTCAAGGCGAGTATGACATCGTAAATCCTCCTCCCGGCGCAGTGGCTGCTCTAACTATTGCCCAACAAGCTGCATACCACAACAAGGAATTGTTGTACACCCGTGCACATGCATTCGTTCCGACTGCGGCGATAGCCCGAAAGATGGCTAGAATAATAAAGATGGGACCAGCAACTCTGTCCATCCCCACCGTCCAATCCTTACAAACCACCACTCCTATAGATCTGTCAGAGCAAAACATACCGACAGAAACGAATAACGCAGTGGCTGCGTCTATTGGAACAACATCATCCTCGACCACCCTCCGATCCTCCTCTAGCACCACGTCCGCTAATTCAGGACCTTCAGACCATGCGACAGGGCGTTCTATAAACCCCCAACCCGATGATCCACCTTGCGAAATAATCAGCAAACCCGAGGTAATACCGTACCGAGTCGTGAAGACATCGCACCTAGCCGGTAGTTCCGAAGTAACATCTATTCCATACTCGGAAATATACAACGCCATATCGGCCAGCCTCTCCTCCGAAGCAAATACCGCCATCCGTGCAACCCTAAAATCCGCTTTGGTTTGCGAAGCTTCCACGTGGTCCGTGCTGGTTAAGACACTTTCTCAGGAAAGCGGATCCGTGTGCGATGTAGCACCTCTTGTTCGTCTAGCTACATTATCCTACGCCCTATCCTCCACCGCGGCATCCTTCGACACCATGCCTTATAAATTATTTAGAAACATGTCTGTTTCATACCAAGGCACAGCTATACACGCTCCAGATCCCAACCTGCCCCACAGCATAATCGCGATGCCGTTAGAGGTATTTACTACATTCATGGTCGGAACAGCTATGACCAGTCCTCTTCCTTCTATTTTCCTTCCCTCCGAAGTTGATAAGGGATGGGTGGGAATACCCATCAGCGAGCAAGACGCTAGACTTCCTTGCATCAGAGAGATAATCACGTCACATATCAGCAGTGACTTAACCTTCGGCACAATAACCAAGCGCTATAATGTGTCCGCACCAGGCGACATCACTGGTCAGCTACTCTGTAATCCTGCTTCTAATATGTCCTACGTACACGGGCCCAGACACGTCATTTTAATCATAAAAGACAGAGGGTCCACAAATGAAACGGACTCGATACAAATCGGAGGACTACAGGTTCCTGTTTACCGTAACCGCACAGGGCAGGCGCCTATGATAACTCCCGCCAACTGGACGACAGAGTGGGTGCGATACTACAACACCGCAAACTCTGCCAAAATACTGTCTAACATACAGAACGCGTGGAATCATCTCACGTCAAAGACCATAACGCTGGACACCGCAGGTCGCGCATTGTCAGTGGCAGCAGAACTAACTTTGGCCACTCCTCCTGGGCTTTACTTACATCCCAATTCCAATGGTATAGCATACGACTACGACAGACCACTGTCCGGAGCGTTTGTCATCCACGTTCGAGATAACAACGGTACCTGCAAGTTAGACAAAACTGATTATATGGCAGATGTGATAACACTAACCACCCCAGGTTCAGACCAGACAGTAAAGAAAGTGATGGCTGGCATAAATATAGCGTCTATATCCCCTCTACACCTACCTCCTTCTGGATTAGTCCCGACAACGTACACCTCCTCGGGACCTAGTGTATATGCTGCAAACGACCCGGATTTAACCAAGGCGAGCGACACGTACCACATACCGTGTTCCAGTACGCTGAAAAGACTGTCCGTATATCTCGGCCTAATAAATAGAACATCCACCCCCTATTACTTCGCCTCCGCCGAAGCCCTTTCCGGATGGGTCCACATGTTGGCACACGCCAATTCTGCCAACACCGCCGCTATGCTGCAAGAAATCGACATGCCTGCTAGAGATTGGACGGGGTTCAACACGGATTGGTCGGAGAACAATCGGTTCGAGGAAATAAATTCCCTTAAGCGAACGGTCAGCATGGACATGATAAAGCATTTTGAAGCTGAAAGCGAGTTTGAGTCCTGGGACTCGTACGATCCAGACTGGATATCCACCGCTTACGGGGGAATAGACCCGTTCTCCAACACCATGTGGTGGCAACAGTCCCCCGTGCCCTCGCACTTCCTGCTTCAGTGGTATAAAAAGCTCAAAACTGTCAGCTGCCCTGAAACTCGCCCTGGACAGAATCCGTTGCTGTACGTGAATGGGAGGAAAAAATTCGCAGTGACTATGACCATTTCGAACAAACCTTCGTGGGAGTGGATCATCGCCTCCATAGACACACACCACCGCCACCCCATCGTAGTGGATACCTCATATCGGCAGAACAGAGCGAACGCCGTATTGGGGTCTTGGATCGAGCAGACCCAGTACCAATCGCTCTCCGCCTCGAACGCCCGGGGGGCTAACCAGAGCTTCTTCGAAACAATGGCGCACACAGAGTCGTTAAAGGTCACATTCTCCGGCTACGTGGGTAACAGACAGCTGTCGGTGGTAGACTCAAACTACGGTTCCGGTAATTGGACCGCAAGCAAACCACGTGTGTCTGAACTCCAATGGCCCGACCCCCCTAGCGCCGTCGAACAACTATCCGTGTCAAAAAACTTGCGCAGCAAACCAGCAGAACCAACAGCTGGAAAGAGTGTACTCGCAGATTCCCCCCCGACCCCGACCGCAGCCCCACCAGAAAAGAAACCGTCTCCAGAGGCTCCCACCAAACCCCAGGCAGTGGATACACCCGTAAAGAACAAAGCTTCCACACCTCCACCTCCGAAGACAGCAACAACCAACCCGGCCCCTCCACCTGCGCCAGATGTCGCAGAATCGGCCTCAGACTAAATGCACCTAACTACGGACAATGGACACCTGGGATGGGCAGCCCAGTGTGTTCCTACAAATACCGTCTGCCCCTGGTGCGACAAGCGCTACCTGGACCAATAAATTCCGAGCCCTACCACATACACTTGCCGGACAGCTTTTATTCCGCCCTAAAAGAGCCGAAGGAGCTGAGGAGCCGGCCAAGGAATGTCGAATCACTCAGAAGGTATTGGGGAACAACTCCCAAATGGTGGCCTGTACCAGATGAAACAGATTGTGCCTGGCCGTTGTATCTATACTACCAGGCGTTGAAAGAATGCGGGCAAATGAATGTTGCACAAGAAATTTACTATTTTTTGTCTAAAGTGATGAGCTTATGGAACAGGCGATGTAGGCGTACTGGTATGTCGGAACCTTCCTTATATGTCGAAGACTACATCAGACATATGTTAAAACAACTAAGTGCGTACTCCTTTCCCCGAATCTTCTCATATGGACCTGCCTTCATGTTGCTGTGTCACCTGCATGCACTGAACGCGAAAGCCCCGTACGAAAGAGAGACAATAATTTCTGAAATAACGGACTGGGTGTCAGCCTCTCTAAATGGAAGGAAAAAGGAAATCCACATGCCAACATTCAAGCGTGTATTGAAAGAAACAGTTTCCAAATGGCAAAAATATACCCATGACTCTCTTTCGTACGAGGAATTCGCCAATGACCCCTTTCGGTGGGGAACATCTGGTGGCGCCCCAGCCGTCAATATGCATGGCACGAAGATACGAAGCAAGTGGGCATGGGCAATATCTCAAAAAATCGACGAAAAGAAGGGATATATGGACGGAGTCGACCTAAACAAGCGTGCTTGTTCTGCGCAAACTATGGCTCGTATTGCCCTAAAGGAAGAAAGCCAGAAAACAAGGGAAATAATCACCACTCCCATAGCCAGCTACCTGCGCCAGACATATCTGATGTACCTCCTAGGCAAGGCACCAATTCCTTCTCCGATATCTAGCCCGGCGTGGCTACCTTCTTTCGAGGAGGGGAACTATTCTTGGTATGGCTGTATCGACGGAGAGCGCTTTGACCACACTGTCCCAAAAGAAGCAATTATATGTCTCCTAGATGAGCTTGGGACTATATCGCCAGAGGCTCGGAAGGTAGCTGATGAAGAAATCAAGCACATCCAAAATCTAAAAATAGAATGGTCTGGCCGTGTTTGGAAGTATGAAGGGGGACTGTTGTCCGGCTGGCGCTTCACATCCGTTTTGGGGTCTATAATCTCTCTCAGTGCTGCAGAGTATGTTGTGACAAAGACAAACACCAAAGGAGCGGTCCAGTATGGAGTAATGGGTGATGATGTTGTATTCTATAGTAACGTCGCTTCCATACCTCCTGAGGACATGGTAAAATATTACAACGAATTTGGGCTCCGCGCCAATATACACAAAACATCGTCGGGCGAGCAGGGGGAGTTCTTGAGAAAAGTCCGGTCCAAAGGAGGGTCGTGGGCATTTCCAGCGCTCGATCTTAAAACCATCACACATGCAGCGCCCTGGATAACAAGTTTTCAATTTGTCCAGGAAGAGGAATGCGCAACTGCCTGGCACACTCTCACCAGTCGATTGCTCCCACATGCCACGGACCCCAACAGAATAGCAAATTGGTCCCAAAAACACAACATATCCGATCTGAACCGCTCCTTTGGTAGAAGCTACGACTGGCAAGCCTGGTTGAAAACACCCATGACGGCGGGCGGGGGGGGATACGTCGAAAACAGCAGCCCATCAGTGTGGACGACTATATCAAAGCAAAAATCTGCGCCTCATCTAACACCTTATGAGAAACTAGGACAGCTGGTAGGAACGCTCCCCTCAAAACGGACCATTAAAAAAATAGTGCTAGAGGAACACCAACTTGCAAAAATACGGTTGTTAGAGGAGCGCACAAACGTAACCGAACACCTAGAGTTCATACCGCGTTTTAAGCGTACGGCCAATATTACAAAAACTATGTGGCGCATTCTGAATAACGACATGAGCGTGAGTGAACTTAACACCCAACTAGTAACGCACCTGCCACACCGTATGCGCATGTACTCCGGGGCAAGACTGGCTAGTTTACTGTCCACGGCAAGCAAAACCATAAGCAGCATACCATCCATAGTGCATACTAAAGAGGCAATGCCTGTCGCATCCCGTACCCTGACCATGCTCACGAAACAACTCATGGCGCGCAGATCCGGAATTCCTTCAACGATGGCAAAGCCACTTGCAACATTATTCGCAATAAACCACTACAAGGACACTGTGATATCGTATGGCACATGGTGAGAGCACGATCTGAGCATTGGGGTTGGAATTCCCTGGAGCCAAAAAGGACATCGCTAGACGAGTCCCCGACCTGGCCAATCTCTGCACAAACACAATGGGGTTGGAACTCCCTTGAGCCAAAAAGGACATCGCTAGACGAGTCCCCGACCTGGCCAATCTCTGCACAAACACAATGGGGTTGGAACTCCCTTGAGCCAAAAAGGACATCGCT